CCATTTCCACTGAATACATCCTCTTTGCAGCTCTTCACTTCATAGCATACGAATATACCTTTTTCTATGGAGCTAATTGAGGTAACTCCTGCCGGTTCAAATTGCATGAAGTCAACTCTCTTTACATCCTTGGTGCCATAATCAATACTCACCTCTTTTGCGTAGTATTTTCCCGCACCGCTAAGCCTGTCAGTCACTAACAGATCGCTTAAGAACTTGGTTGTTTCTTTCCTGTCCATGTCACACCTCACCTATTACTAAATCAGCAAATTCTTCTTCCACAAGTTCCTCTGCTTCGCAGTATGTACTAGAGCTTCCCTTAGTATAGTAAGAAGTGCTTTCATCTGCCTTTCCATCTTCCCTTAGTTCCCAATACAAGTCATACAAGTCTCCAGCATAATCATCATCCGTAAGCGAAAGGTCTTCTTCACAGTAATGCTTACCTTTATATTCGTATATTTTCATACCATCACCACCTATATATCAAACTCCATATGAAGGTACTTTCCCGGATATTCTGTCTCCCATATCAACTACCCCATAACTTTCTTGATTAAATCGTCATACAACCCCTTATATACTTCAAGTTGTATCTTTGTTTTTTCCAGTTCCATTTCTGTAAATTTATCTGGTTCAGGCAAAGGGATGAATTCCTCAACAGTACCCTTCAATTCACACTTGGATTCAATTCCAAGTGATCCTGCAACCTTGTCCATAATGTCCCGGAACTCCTCATCCTTTAACTTCCTCTGGAATGTCTCACAAAACTGTGTAAATGTATGCTGTATCATCCTGCTACTTCCATACTTCTCACCCTGGCATATAATGCTAAAATCACAGTTGTTTGTCTCTTCATCAACTAACTTGATGAATGTGACCACCTGACCATTATCAGCAATAACCAGTGCTTTGTAATCCATCCCATTCTTGGTACTTACATCCCATATCTCGCCTGTCCTATTGTCATTTAAATTCATCATTTCACCTTTCTGCACATTACTGAGTGCCTTGTATGCTGTTGGATCATAGTATTTTTCATGATTAAACTTGAAATCTTTATCCATTGTTGTCTCCCATATCCCTTGCTATTCCCATGCCAATCTCCATGCCAATCCTGACTATCTGGCGGTTGATCTTACCGTCCATCATCTTGTCAACTTCTTCACTGCAGCCATAGAGATAGATCAACTGGTCAAGCATAATCCTAACGTCTGCAATCTCCTCGACTATACTGCCCACAGCTTTTTTTACTTTCTCCGGGTCTCCTGAGCTCTGTGCTCTGTCCCATTTGTTAATGGCCTGTATGAGCTCCGCACATTCCTCTATGCACTGTCTGCTCTGCGTAGCTCTGCCATAATAATTTGCTATGTCTCGCAGCTTCATTTTCTGCTGCCTTTTCTTCACCTCTGTTATATCCACATCTCTCTTATATGCCATTTACTAGCCTCCTTGTAGTTCAAAATCTCAATCATTGTCCCCTGACGAAGCAGCCCAGTTTGCCATCATCTCATATGCTTCATCCAGTTGTGCTGCTGCCTTGTTCTTTTCGGATGTAGCATTTTCAGGTCTGTTGTCATAGTTGCCATCAAGGACCTTAGCCATATTGGAGTCTTTTAACAGCCAGTCAAAAGTAGCCGACCAATTATTGCTGTTTCCACCTTTCAGGAAAGTTGAGGCTTCAGCCTTCTCAAACATTCTGCGAAAATCCTCAATGCTGTAGGTATTCAGTCTTGCCTTGATTGCTTTCTTCCTGCCATCAGATAAGATTTTGACAGATGGGAAAGAGACACAGATGCTGTTGAACATATCTACTATCTTTTGATAGTTTACTCTTATCTTATTCTTATCTATTTCTCTTTCTCCTTCTATATCTTCTTCTGCATGATCTACGAGATATCTCTCACCACTTGGTGTAGTATCTACAACATCATCTACAGCAGTATCTACAACATCATCTACAGTAGATGTATCTTTTTTCTTTGCTCTCCATCTCGCTTGTGCAAGTCGTTTGCTCTCCTTAATCTTGTCCATGCCCTCAGTATTCTGATGTTCTGCCCAACCGGAAATGATCAGGAAACCATCCTTACTACATACCATCCCCAACTGCTCAAGAGCCTTTAATGCAGCTTTGATAGTACCCTCCTTAAAGCCAAGCTCATCTGCAAGCATTTTAGTTGTATATGGTATATCATCTGTAAGGAATATCATTCCATCTGCATTGCATTTACCCGCCATTGTCAGCAACATTACCCAGATCAGTACAATATTATTTCCATCAGGCATTTTCCTTATATGCTTTATTTTCCTATTGTCAAATATCCCTGTGGTGAGCTTGATCCATTTAACGTCAGTCATAATTATCCGCCTTTCTATGTTGTCTACTTAAAAGGTAAATCATCTTCAATCCCCTCCGGGATACTCATAAAGCCGGAAGCTTCTCTTGGATCCGGAGCAGGTGAAGGAGCCTGCTGCCCTGAACTGCTGCCATCATTGCCTGACGCATTCTTGCTCTCGGCAAATTCCTGCTCTTCTACTACAACGTCTGTTGTGTAGACCTTATGACCATCTTTGTTTATATAGCTACCAGTCTGTATCCTGCCGCATACACATATCTTTGTACCCTGCTTAAGGTACTTCTCAGCAAATTCTGCTGAACGGCCGAATGCTACGCAACTGATAAAATCTGCACTCTGATCACTATTTCTGTTAAATCTTCTATCTACAGCAAGAGTATACCTTGCCACTGCCATCTGTTCGTCTCCCTGCTGAGAATACCTGATCTCAGAATCCCTACACAGCCTGCCTACCAATATGACCTTGTTCATTCCTGTTCCTCCTCTTTTCTCTTGCTGCTACAAGTCGCTTTTCCTTGGCACTCATTCCAAGTATGGCAAGAGCCATTATCATCACTCCAACCGCCGTAAATACAATCCTTCCCGGCCTGCTTATACAGAAATCTGCAACATCTGAGAAGAACACGCAGAACAAAAGGATTACTACACTCATCACCGCTAGAGTTTCATATATAAAGTTTTCTATCATGCCGTTTCTTACTCCTATTAACTTCTTATATCCTCCATGTATCCCTCTCAGATACACGGAGGACAATTTACAATTCATATCCTGTTTAACCAAACAATGCTGCAGATATATTTGAAGCAGGCTCTGGAGCTGCCTGGTGCTGATCGTGTACTTTCTCTGCCGGTGCAGTCACTTCTGTGGCACCTGCGTCTATAACATCATCTTCATCATTCTCAACATAATGTGGTGTACCATCTTCACTGATGATTGCCATATCTCCCTCAATGGCTGTCTGAAGGTCAATAGACATAACACCCCACTTGCTTATAAGCTGCCTAAGCATTGTCTTATATGCCATGGCGTCAAAATTCTTTTCCCAGAACGTATATCCTTTCTGTGCCTTGTATCCCGGCGAATACTTCAAGGCATGTGCTTCCATCTGCTTCTTGCTCCAATACATTGCCTTTCGATATCCATTGACCAGTTCAAAAAATGCATAATATCCTATTGTCTCAGCTTCTTCCCTGGCGTCCCAGTCATCAACCATAAGATGAACACGGATGTCCTCATTAAGAGGGTCAAAGTACTCCAACTCACCTTTCTTGATAGCAATTACATTGAGCTTCCTGTACTGTCCCGATCTTATAGCAAGTTGTATGTATCCCTTGTAGCCTAACTGGAACTGTGCAACCTTTCCCACATTCTTATCATTAAATGGCACCAGATAATAATGACCAAGCTGCGGTGATGGTGAAAGCTTTAAGCTCTCACCAAGTAATGCTCCTGACAGTATTGATTGATTTGTACATTCCTGAAGTGCCGGATTTGTGTTGACGGCCGACACTATAGCTGATATGAACCGCTGACCATCCTTGCCGCCCACAACACTATTAATCTGATTTTTAACTGCGTCTCCTGTAAGGTACGCTGTTATGCCTAACTTCTGCTGTCCCTTACCTTTCACTAAGCTGTTCTGTACTGCCATTTACTCACCATCCATTTCCCTTAAACACTTATTTATGTCAGTAAGAAGCTTATCCAAGACTAATGCAAGAGTCTCTTCATCTGGCCTTTTTGCACTTTCTAACATATAATCAAAGCGTTTTTCTGCTTCTTCGTCACCCAAACGCTCTTTCAGGCTTTTCCTGTATTCCCTTATAGCCATAACCATGTCTGCATGTGCCTCTGCTGGATTTTCAGGCAAAAACACATTTCCTTTATCTGATATAATCATATCTATCCCTCCTATATTGCCTTAAACTCTATGTTCCTGCCGTTGAAGAAGTCCTTCAATGCAAGTGCATCATCTGTTGAAAGAAGTGCTGCAAATGATACCCACTGCTTATTTTTATCTGTGGTTTTACCCTCTGCATTTTCCTGGTTTTCTATCGTTTCAGAGCCATTCTCATCTGCTCTTGGTGGCATTTCTTCCACAGTTGGATGTGTTGCCTTAGCTATTTCTTCTGCCTGTTTCCTTGCTTCTTCCCTAGCCTTTATCTCTGTTTCATGTTCAGCCTTCTTCTTTGCTATCTCTGACAGTCTCTGTGCTTCAGCTATTGCCTTATTAATATCCAGTGTTTCCTTGTACAGCTCAGCAGCTTCAAATCCAAATTCAGGGAGCTTACTAAGTGTAAGCAGATCATTACTTGCCTGGTATATCTTTTCCTTGATCTCTGCTCCAATACTATTTAATGAAGTTGATGAATTAAGCCATTTATCATTCCACATCTTATCAAGTGTAAGGAACGGCTGAGCACCAAGAGATGCATACAGCTCTTCAATAGATGTGCGCTTCTCCTGCTTCTTTTTCTCCTCATAGTCCTTTACCTGCTTGTCAATTAGTGCCACAGGCTTATCAATAATGCCTATGATCTCATTAATCTGTGCCTTGAAAGTATTAAAAGGCTTCATATACTCTCTTTCCTGTCTGAGACGTTCATCATTCAGAGCTTTCTTCAACTTGTTGAGTCCTGCTCTGTCAGACTTAGCGTCCTTAATCTGATCATCGGTATATACCAGCGTCTCATAAAATGCCATTTTCTCTGCTAATTCCTGCTTTAACTCATCATAGTTAAAGGTTATCTGCTCAGGAATAGTCACTTGATTAATTCTTAATTCCATTGCTTCCTCCTTAATTCATAACCAATTCATACTGACTGGTTTCCTTATTCCTTGTGATCATATTCATGATCACTTCTGTCTGCCTTCTTCTTTCTTCCACGCAATCACAATGTTCTCCAGGATCCAAATTGGCTCCACAGCGTGGACATTCTCTGTAATACATTGCCATTTCTCCTTTTTCCCTATACGTCCGGAAGTAGTAGCGGCGGTCTTTTCCGGGTCTGAACCTTTTCCCAGAACTCAGCCTCTTTCTCTACAAGATAAGATATATCTGCCTCAATCTCTGAGCGTTCAACCACGCAAAACCTTGTACTTTTCTCCATAATCCGTTCCCCTTCCGGGTCCCTGAAATACTGCTTAAGCTGAGCATTCAATACAGCGAAGTCAAATTCAGTAACCATCAAGTAATGTAATATCTGTATGTAGTAGTTCTGAGGTAGTGCCGGGTCCCAAGGAACTCCCCACTTCTTTTTCTGACCGGGTGCCAGAATTTCCGTGGTCTTGATCTCAAGTATTCCTTTTCTCCCTGTGCTCTTCTCGACAAGCCACCCATCAAGTGACGCATGTGCATATGGGTATTTGTCATTAAGCCACATGTTATTCTCCACGTAATTCACCTGATATTCAGGATGATCTAACGTAAACAACTCTCTAAGCAGTGGCTCTGCTGCAACACCATATTTGACACAATCCTTATCTGATATATCTTCAGGCGGAAGATTATTAACCTTTTCCTCCCAAAGTCTTACATTGTCTTTCCATGGATTAGCTCCCAGTATTGCGGAAGCGTCCGACCCGCCTATTCTCGTACGGTGCTTAAGCCATTCTTCTCGGTCATTAAGGACCATTACTTTAACCATCTGTTACAACCTCTACATAAATCCCCTTAAACATATTGCCATTACGCTCCTTTTCTGCTATCCTGATGTTGTGTTTTTTGTGATTTGCACCGGCGGACTGTTGTCCAATGGTGCTTTTCTATGCAATCATGTTCATAAGTTCATATATGATGGCTTCCTTTGCCACCTCTTTGGCGTCAAATGGTGGTACATGTCTACCTGCATCAAGCTTCTTCTTATATTTCAACAGATCCACAAGTGCAAGACTATTAATCCATGTGACTCCTGTTCCATCAAGCACAGCATATGTACTATACCGCCCACGCTCTGAGTACTTATCCAAGTCAGCAATCCTGCGACTTGCAGTAGCTTGAGACATCTGGAAGAACTTCATCATCTCAGCTTTTGTTATGTATGGAAGCCTTCCTATTTTTTTGATAGAGATCTCTCTATCTATCATGTTTATAGTAGGTCTTGTCATATTCTCACCTCCTTTCTCCTTGCTGTGTTATGTGCTATACTCCTTTTACAGGCGACTATCCAAGCCAAGTAATATGAAAGGAGCACAATGCTTATGAATAGAACCGTTGTATCTTCAAGTAGAATTTACAGCGTAGGCTGGGAAAACAACACATTAGAGATCCAATTTCATAATGGTGCTATTTACCAGTACCATGGAGTATCTGAAACTGAGTATCATAATTTTATGAACTCACCATCTCTCGGTTCTGCATTATCAAGACTTGATAAAATACACCCATATAACCGTGTATAAGCATACCCAAACATCTATAGGGCAACCGACTAACTCTCGGTTGCTTTGCTTTTGCCCGGAATACTTACATCTGTATGTATTATCTTGACTCCATCCAGTGATACAACAATCAAATCATATGGTGTAAATCCATGTTCCTGTAAAAAAAGCTTTGCTCCCTCACAAGACTCTTCCAGTTCTATTAATGTTTCTTTTTCCACATCCCTCACCTCCTTTCTCTTGTCGTCCTCATCATTTCACCCTATAATTTCCATAGATGCACCAAGCATCAATCCATACGAAAGAAGGTGAAACTATGCGAATTTATGCTTGCTTACTTGGCGAATGGGTAGATATAACCGAAACTGCTACCGTTGCAGATTGCCAGGATCCTGTTACATATTTCAAAGAGAACTTGAAATATGAAAATGGTTCACGATATGCAAAATGCTTTGAGTACGATTACATTCATATCCAGTACCAGGGCAAAGACTATCGAATAAATCCAGCATTTATTCAGATTGTCAAGGAATAAAATTCTGTTTAAGCAGGAGGTCAAGTTCCTTTGGTGGCTCAAAGGTCAGCTTGGCTTCTTGTGTCTCAAAACCAGTCACAACGATATGGTTGATTCTGCTCCACTCTGCATGTGTCATACCTTCCGCAAGGGCGATTATCTGTTTTGCTTTTTCTTTGGTTATCAACTATTGCTCTCCTTTCTCCTGCTCCACGAGTGCGCCGATGAGGTTTGTCTTTTTTTTGCCCTAGTTAAACATTGTTTAACATTTTAGGTAAAAAAATATGCAGGATAATCTTTTAACTTAATATCAAGCAATTCTGCCCACTTGTTCATTTCTTCCTGAGTGAATCCAGTCTTGCAATTCAGCTTTTTTGATACTGAATTACTTGACAACCCTAATGCATTAGCAAAATTGCCCTGTGTTCCATACTTCTCTATTATCCTTCCTCTCAGTTTGTCATACTGATATGGCATTGTTGTACCTCCTTCCCTTCGGGTTTGTTAAACATCGTTTAACTTTAGTGCTAGTTTAACCCTGTTTAACTTTGTTGTCAAGCCTAAAGTTTAAAGTTTTTAAACTTTTTGTTTGATTTTAGTTAAACGCTGTTGTATAATTCAATCATATCCAAGATGCAAAGGAGGTTTGGTATATGAAATGGCCAACAACTGCTAATCGACTAAAACAAGCTATGAATAATATAAATATAAGTGCACAGGAACTTGCAGACAGAAGTGGGGTTAGCAAAGCCTCCATAAGTCAATATGTTAATGGTAGTCATAAACCATCTAATATATCAGCGCCTAAACTTGCTAAAATCCTAAAAGTAAACGCTATGTGGCTTATGGGGTTCGATTTAGAAGAAGAACCACCCAAACCTGCATATTATTTTGACGAGGAAACCGCCCAAAAGGCACAAGAGATATTTGAGAACAAACAGCTCTCCCTTCTCTTCGATGCCGCACGTGACGCAGATCCAGAAGATTTGGAGACTGTTCACACCATGCTCATGGCTCTCAAAAATAAAGAAAAGAAGTAATGTACAAAATACATCCCACTGATTTTGTTATTATGACTTTGATTATGCCGTAAAGGGGGATGATTGTATGAATTATGATATAAATGTCCAGATGATGGATTTGAAATCATCAAAGATAAAAGAAACTGTGACAGAGAATGATGACGGCTCTTATACCATCTTTCTCAATTCAAGATTTACACAGGAGCAACTAAAAGATGCTTACATCCATGCCATAGGTCACATCACCAGAGATGACTTCAACAAACACAACTCTGCTGATGCTATTGAGTTTTATGCACATGGATTAAATAAAAAATAATGAAGGAGAGATTTTCATGAAAAAGAAACTATTAACAATTATGGCTGTATCAACATTAACATTATCTCTTGCAGGCTGTGGCTCCAACGACACTTCCAATGCCACTACTACCGCCACCACAGAGACTGTAACAACCGAAGCAACCACTGCTGCACCTACAGAAGAAGATACAACTGAAGCAAGCACTACAGAAGCTCCTACAGAAGCTGAGACACCTCAGGGCACCATAGATGATCTGGCACAGTATCTCTTAGATCAGGGAGTTGTTACCGGCTCTACAGAAGAAACCTTCTATACATATATTGGTGCCATAAATGGTTTCAAGTATCTTGACTCTGATGTGGAAGTATATGAGTACGATATGACATCTGACACATACCAGGAGATAGTAAATACAAATAGCGTAAGTGGTCTTACTGTATCTGCAATCAATGGTCCATACGTCCTTATATTCAGCAACGGCAATGTTGACCAGGCTGTTATAGACTCCTTTAACGCTTTTAAATAAAAGGATTAATCAGCTTATTACATACCTAAAAATTGAATAATGTATTTAATCGGGCAGCTGAGGGGTGTTACACCATATCCGTTCGAGTCTTGGAAAGGAGTGGTGCCTTATGAGTACATATGAGGAATTCATGGTTATATTAACCGTTGCGATACTTATTGTAGCAATTCTGAATTATAGAAAATAAGAAAAACACCTCGGCCTGACAAGCATACGAGGTGTTTTACTTTGGTCATGTTTGCCGGACGGATAGGTCGTATCTATCGCTCGGCTGTCTTGTTAAGTACATTATACAACATTTTAGGTATTTGTCAAAATAAAAAAATCCCCCAGGTGTTACCAGCACCCGGAGGATAGTTACCCACAAACCGAAGGCTTATGAATAACACATCAACAAAACACATTATACCATAAGCCTTCCACTTTTGATAGGCTTATTTTTTATGCCTATTTTTAGAATAGGAGGAATACTATGTGGTGTGAAATGCAGAAGAACGGAACAGTCAAGTATTGCGAGAGATACACAGATCCGCTTACGGAAAAGGTGAAGAAAGTTACTACTACCATGCCTAAGGCATCGCCGCAAAACAAGAATAAAGCGTCCAGAATATTGAATGCCAAGATTGATATGGCACTACAGCACTTCACCAATGACAAAAAGATAACATTGTCAGAGCTGCAGGACATATATATGAATAACCAGGAGCTGAGGCTTAAGAAGTCAACCACAGTCAGAAACAAACGGATAACTGACTCTATGATTAAGCTGCTCGGCGAAGATGTTATCGTGGATAATCTCACGGCACAATATCTGAATGACCGCCTACTCTCCTCTGGCAAACCTGTCAGTACGCTCAACACATACCTCACAAGGTTTAGAGCCATGCTTAACTGGGGATACCAGAATGACTGGCATGACAATTACAGACTGCTAAATAAGATCAGGCTATTTGATGATGATACCATTGAGTGTACTGAGGACAAGTATCTTGAACCGGAAGAAATTACACAATTACTCAATTTTATTCAGGACCATAAATTATGGCACTGGTACTATGCTACTAATGTCTTACTTCTCACCGGTATGAGATCGGGTGAGCTAATAGCTCTGCAGGATAATGATGTTGATCTAAAGAACAAAGTTATACATATAACCAAGACATATGACCCTTTAAATAAACTCGTCACTACACCGAAAACGGACAATTCTGTACGAGATATACATATACAGCCTGAATTAGAATTTGTGCTCAGAGAATGCCGTCTTTGGCGTACAGAGATGCTCATGGAGCGTAAGTTATCCAGCACTCTTCTAATCCCGAATATCCACACCGGCTGGTACATGTCCTATGCCGCATATGACAAGTTTATCCGGGAAACAACCGAGCGGGAGTTACATCACAAGATTACCCCCCACAAGCTCCGTCACACCCACGCGTCCCTTCTTGCCGCTGCTGGTATGACACCGGAACAGATAGCCCGCCGCCTTGGTCACAGTCACAGTGATGTTACAAAAGAAATATATATTCATGTCACAGAGCAGGTTATAGAGAACGATAACAAACAAATAGATGGCATTTCCCTTATTTCATGA